TTGTATTAGAGTAAGCAATGCTGAAATCTGAATCACTCATATTTGCTGAGATGTCTTTAGGTATTCTAATCTTACCGTAAATATTATATTTCCCTGTAACCTGTTTTACTGCTGAATTAACTGGATCAGAAACATTAGTCAAATTATTAACTACTGAGAGTGCATTGGTTGCATCAATAGTCTCCGCCATGTGTTGCCCTGTATTTTGGTAAACAGATGGTGGCATTGTTGCAAAATAAGATTGAAGCGATGCAGATGTATCATAATCAGATTTAGGCATATCTTTAGATAAAGTTTTAAAATCTCGTAAACCTTCTGCCATTTTAGCCTGCTCATTGGGGTCATCTATATTTGCTAATACCGATAAACCTTTAGGGGCAGCTTTAGCGTCATAAAGATTTTGTATAGCTAAAGGAAATAAATCACCCGTTTCAGCTTTTAAAGCATCGAGGGATTTACCAATATCCTCACCTTGTTGGGTGAAGAAATCATTAAATAATTTTTTATAATAATCAATCTGACTACTAGATAATACTTTCACATTGCTTGGGTCAACACCCATATTAATCTGAGATTGAACTAACTGTTTTGCAAATCTAGGTTCAAGTTGTGAAGCCATTTTTGAATTACTTGCCTCAACTTGCTTCATATCATTGTAATCTCTTTGCAAAGATTTATCATGAGACATTACATAATCAGCACCTTGTTTTTTTAACCCTGCTTGTCGTTTATTGTAAGCTAATTGTAATAGATTAACAGTAGCTCTATTGTCTTTATAATCATTAACATTTAATGAACCAATCGCATCTTGTAACGCTGTTGATGCTTGAACTGCACTACCGTTTGCGATAACCCCTAACTCTAATGACCGCTTTTCAGCACGATGCACTTCTTGTAGAAGGTCAGGAGCCTTGTCACCGAATACTGCTTTTATCTCACCATCGGACAAACCTGCTGGTCTTTTTGGGGAATTACCATCTAGCACAAATGCTTGATAATCACTTATTCCTTTAATCATATCCTTCTTAGCAAGATTGATATTGACCTGTTCATCCCTGTTAAGTTGTTTGATTTTAAGTTTAATTTGTTTCTGAGCGCGTGTGTAATCAGAGTGTCTTAACTTATCTTGCCATACTTTATTGTTTAAATCTTTTTCCAACGCATGAGCATCATTTAAATTATCTACGTGGTCAATTTGAGATTCAGCAAACGTACTATACATGTCGTACTTGTTTTTTGTAATCAATTCCCGAACATTATTTTCAGGAATACCTTTTGGATTATCTTTAGAATAAGTGTACCCATTCACTCGTCGAATCATATCACCCATAGAATGAGAAAGTTCGGTAGGGTCTGGATTAGACGCAATAGAGTTTAAGGTTTCGCCTTGAAGTCTAACTTCTTCATCCGAGCGATGTTGTCCTCGCACAGACGACTCATAAGCTATTTCACGAGGAATGATTGATTGTTTTAATCTTAACTTTGATTCTTCAACATATTGTGAAGCCTTGCCTGAAAACTTTTCTCCGATTTTGGTAAAGTTTTCATCAATGCGAGTATTAACTGAATCCGTATATCCAGCACCATCTGGAGAAATTCCTTTTCTCATTTCTTGTATATCTTTATAAGTCTGCAACGACCCTTCTGATACAGCGATACGAGCTTGTTCTAATTGGTCAGCTTCTTTCTTTTTATTTAATACACCACTTAACCCTGATAAACTTTTACCAAATTGTTGAAGAGATTGTCCTTCTATGGAGCCGAAACTAGAAGCATTTGATAATGTAGCAGAAGGTTGATACTTTTGTTGATATATCGGTAACTTTGGCATCTTAAAAACCTCTACTGATTATTGTACCAGCCGATGAAAGTAGTGATGACCCAACAGCATAAGGTTTAGCACGTTTAGCAGAGATAGCTTTAGCTGTACTAAGGTTTGCAGAATTAGTCGCAGTGTATTGTGCAGAAAGTGCATCAATCTCTGCTTGCTGTGCTGATTCAGCTAATACCATCAATGGTGACCCTGCTGATGTGACACCTGATTTTCCGATACCTGCTCGTATTGAGGATAGTCTACGAGAGGCTTCACGTCTGCGTCTTAGTTCCTCAGCCGCCCCTTGTTGCTTTGTAACTTGAGCATTATATGTGGCGGCTTGAGCATTGGCATCATATGATTGACTTACTCCACTCGCACTAGATAATGCTCCTCCAACACTTGCTACTGTACCAAGTGTGCCTAATGTTGTACCAAGAGAAAAAGCACCTGCTGACCCTATTAATCCTGTAGTAGCCGCTGCCCCACCTGATGCTAGTGTTCCAAATAAAATAGATTCTGACATTATCGACGAACCCTCGCAAATAGAATCATATCTTTACCATCTGGTCGATATGCTTTCAAATAACCTTCTAATTCAAATCCTAACATTTTCATCCACCTATGTCCTTGCTTGAACCCTACATCCACTGTAGATTCAATACGTCTATAGTTTGACCGTTTTAGATAATTAGCAACTTCTTTATGGACACTCAACATTAATGAAAATTTAGCATGTTTACTTATTAACATCCATGCCTCACCTCTATTATTCCATATCTCAACTACACCGCCCATTGCAATTATCTTACCTTCATGTTCTCCTACCCAAATGTCAGTCGTTTCAGATATATCATCAATTTTTAAATTATCCAATTCATTTCCGCAGCGTTGAGCTGCTTGTAACTCTAATTTATCGAAATCACCTTTAATGTATTTTCTAACGATCATAAGTGGTCATCTGCGGCATGAGTGCAACTATTGTACAAGGCAGTGCGGATTTATGCACTAACACCATGTATCCCTCTTGTTCATAATGCCCTGTCCACGGACTTATCTCAGTATCACCGCTAAATAAAGGAATAGGTGTGTTCATTGGGTCAGAAGCACCCCGCAAGAATAATTCATCTAAATTAGTCTCACTACTTCCATAAAATAATCCCGACCCTGTTTTATATAATCTCATTACTACATTAACAATGCGCTTTGTTTTTCCTTGAGCAACGCCCTCAGCCGCACCTGCTTCTAATCTCATAGGTTTAACAACAGCATCGTATGGCAATCCAATGTGAATTGTACTAGCACTTTGTTGTAGTGTTACTGCACCAGAAGTAACAACTCGGTCAGGATGAATATATCCATCCGTTAAAATCCTGACTGTTTCGCCTTCTAAATGAGATAATCCGCTGACACTGTTTACTGCTACACCAGTGTAACTAAGACCAGAATCAACGTAAAACGCATCGCTATCAAATAATTCTTTCTCGATATACTCAATATATTTAACAGTGTTTCCATTAATAGTTCTTTCTACTACCAACCAGGTTGAATCTTGGTCTCCGTCCCAATGTGGAATTGTAGCTATTGATTTAACCTTACCAGCTCCGCCCAACTCATGCCTGTGCCAACCAACAACACTTTCTTTTCGCTCATAGGTCAATCCAATCAGTTCACCATCAGTCCTAACCACCCAAACAATCTGATTAGGTTCTTGAAAATATGAACTCTCTACTATACCACCATCTAATATATGATTGGACAATATTGTTAAATCAGGAGCTTCATAACTGTCACTATTAAAATTATAAGCAAACTCTCTCATTTTCCTTCCACTGCGTTGCATAAACAATGTAGCAGGACCTATCCGATAAGGTCTTACTTCGGAACTACCATAGTTAGTCTGAGGAGATATTTTAATATCAGTAGGAGTTATTGCCGCTTGCGAAGAACTTGACGCACTCGCTATAAACTCACCACCCGCTGTACCTATTGCTAATACTTTAGATGGAGACATCCAATAAATACTGTTCACTTCTTGTGAGTTGATTGTGTAATTTAACGAGTCATCGCCCTTAGTTCCTACTGAAAAATTTTCATAAGAGCTTGTAACCGATGCCCACATTGTTTGAGGGTTACTTGTTGTTCCAGCAAACCATAATCTATCTTCATAAAATGTAACAGTTCTGGGATAACCATTATTAACAGACCATGCACCTTTTGCCCATCTATCTGTTGCACTTGTCGCACTATTAGGTAATAACTTAATAACAGTTGCGGATACACTGGTGGTTGAGGTATAAGCCGTTATTTTGGCATAACCTGAACCACTGTGTTGGTATTCCCAATTAACCCCACCATCAGATTCAGCACCTTTTAAGTGAATGGGTGGTCTATTAGAAGTTGTTCCTGTTGATATAGCTTTATATAAATTCTCATTATATGTTCTATAAGCACCAGACGTTATTGATACACCTGCCGCCCATGCACTGTACTTTGATGCAATTACTTCTGAAAATTTTATATGGTCGCCAACACTATTAGAATTAAATTGAGCAACACTGGAAGATATAGTAATTGCACCAATTGTACCGCTGGCTGTCATTGTATTACTGGATGTGTTTTCTGCAATAAATGCAACCCAATCAAAAGATACTTCTTGAATTGTCCATGATGTATGACCAGTTCTTGATAATTTTTGAACAGGGTAGTTTTCATGAACGATGTACATTACGTCAGCTGATTGAGCAAATTGTAATTTCTGAACATCTAAGTGGGAATAAGGTGACACTATTTCATAAGGAACGCCTGTTAATAATATTACACCACCGTTCATGTAGAAGCGGATGTATTTATCTCCAAATTCTAAAATGTAAGATTGTTCAGTGTTGAATTGAAACGGTATGAGCCGCACGTTATTAGCACTAGTTTTCACTTCCTGTACAAATCTAGTACCTGGTCTTTTTGTAGCAGGACCGTGTATTTTTGGAATGAAATTAACTAATTTAGCACAACCCTTCTTATACTTATCTAAGTCGATTCTGCCATCCATTGTAGGTGATAGTTCACCAGCATTGAAGCTGTATATCATAGGGCTTACTTTAGGCATTAGTATCTAACCTCTATCCAAGTATCCTCCTCAAACGTCACAGGAGGGTTTTCTACAGCATCTACATATTTAGCACGACTCAATAATTCTTGATACTCTTGTATGAATATGTTCTTCTTAGCATTACTTTGAGTAAGACTTTCACACATTTCAACAGCTAATCGTGAAGCAAGACATTCGATGAACAACCCATCATATTTACTTGTATCGGTTATTCTTGAAATGTATCGTAAGTATAAAGTATCTTCATCTGCTAAAATGAACCTACCTTCTATTTGATACTCTCCTGCTGATAAATCAAGAACATCTAATACTCTCAAACAATCATCAGGTAAAGGAAATTTATAAGAGAACCCCCATGATGGTGTACTTGTAGTCGATGCTAGAATTGTTCTAACTACAGCAAAGTTCCACGGATGATCTCTAAGTACAGCATCTAACACTATGACCCAAGTTCTCTGAGCAAGTGATGATGTTTTAGTACCATCAGTAAAACTTGTTATTGCACCGTAGCCTACCTTATCTAACGCCCTATTAACTATGTCAATAGTCGATACGCTCATTACTGTTCAACTTCTTGAATCTTATCACGAATACGAGTAATTAGAGTATACAGTGTAGCAGTATCTAATGTGTCATCATAAATAATCCGTACGGAATTAATTAGAGTCAACGATGCACCACTTGTTTTACTTAAACTCGATTTATCAGTAGAAATACTAGCATCAAAATATTGTTTAGCCATTTTTAATCTCCTAAATAAAAGTGGGAGCCGAAGCCCCCACCTCTTCAACTTAGTCTACAACGTAAAGAAACGCACCAACAAGAGTATCGGCATTAGCTATAGCTGTAGTTTGCGACGTTGCACGAATAACAACGCCATCTTTAGATTCAAAGATTTTAGTTCCGCCTGTAGCAGTAAGTGCGCTACCGAAGGTTTGAAAACCCGCAATTTCAACACTTGTACCACTATCAATACCATTTGAACTTGCCGCAACAGCATTACCATTAATATCAGTGTACGCATCCCACCCCATATCAATCGTAGCTAAAGCAGTAGTCCAATTAACATACGCCTTAGACTGAGAGCCTAATAAACGAACTTTACCAGCAGGTAGTTTTACAAGTGCAACAGAACTTGTTGCAGCACCTGCACCAGATTGTGTGTGTTCAAAATATGCAACGCGAACGCGACCATGTTCTTCGTGAGTTTCCAGATTACCTGTTTTGCTCACATACGCTTTATCATATTCTGTACTGTTTTGTGTAGTAACAGCCATCAGTTATTACTCCTATGATTAGACTTCGGAACACAAGATTTCTACAACCTTGCCTTCCTCAGTACGAGTTGAACCGAATGTACCGCTTACATACACTTGGTTAGCATAAGATTTATCAGCACGTTCTGAAATACGACCGCTGATGTCATTCCAAATACCACAATGGATACCTGATTTAGCCCAAGCAATAACCCGACGGTTACTAGAACCATCAACACCAAGCAGTTCGGTGTGGATAAACTTGAAGCCCATGAATGAATCAACTGAACCCTGAGCCAATGCTTTAACAGTATTGTAATCAGAAGAAGTGACCTCAGTTGTACCTAATAAATCATCTAATTGTTTAGCTGTTACCGAAATATAAAGAGGGTCCATTTCTACATCTACTTCATTAGATAATAAAATCTTCTTAGTTTCACGTAACTTAGCAATAGTAAGCCCTGCGCCGCCTACTGGGATTTGTTGATTGGTTGTATCAAACGCTGTATTAACTGTACCATTCTCGCCTGTTTTGGAAATACCTAAAGCTGTTGAAATAATATCAGCATCCATAGCACGACCTAAAGCGTATGCACCATTAATGGCGTATGGTGAAGTTGGGTCAATCAACATGCGTAGCTTGTCTTGGTCATCAATCAAGTCAGCCCACTCATAATCTGTTGGGAAAACCCAACGAGCATCATGTGGTGTTGAAATTAAAGGAGTGTCACCATGACGGTTTGTACGAGGTTGTGCTGAAACTGAACCAATTTGTTCAACAGCTTTAGCAGCTTTACCTACATAAGAACCCATAGTAACGGCATCACGTAGTCTTGAACCACGTTGTTGTAACAACAATTCAACATTAGTAGTGTATTGTTGCACAAAGGCAGTAGTAATATCGAAACCCATGTCCGAATCCTCTTGTTAAAAATCAAAATACCAGTAAGTGATTAGCTTATCCGAGGAATCGGGGCTTGTTCTATAATGATAGTTCTTAGAAGTTATCCTTTCGGACTTCTCGATTACTATTATTACTTTGTGAGTCTGGCATGTTACTCACTTTTTTACAATATATCACATTTTTATAAATTAGTCTTCTTAGTTCGTGTTGTTCTTTTAGGTGGTATCTTATTAGACCCGTTAATTACATAATATTCCAACTTCTCACAAACACTTGCTACAATATTAGCATCTGTTAAACCCACCCGTGTTGCTTGAGGCATTACTGCCTCAATCACTCGCATCCGTATTTCTTTATCATCCATGCGCTTTCTCCATCAACCGTGTCATTTTAGCAACGGCATCGCGGTCACCATTCATATATTTATCCATGAAGGCTGTGTCCGTTCTAAGTTCGGATAATTGTTGACGTGCGCCAGCAGCAGATTGACCAAAGCCACCATCATTGTTATTACCTTCTATAAATGAATCCTCACCCATCTTCGCACCAATGTTTGAGAACAATTTAAGCATTTCGGCAGTACCCATTCTTTCTTCAAGACCTGACAGTGCTTGTTCATCATAACCTAATGCACTCACAGCACGTTTGCCAGAATCTACATTCTTGTCATAGTCTCTACCCCATTCTCTTTTCAAATCAGTAATGTCATTTTCACCACGTTGTCGCATCTCATTCTGCATGGATTCAATTCGACCTTCACTCATTTGATTAAATTCATTGAATAAGTTTTTAGCCTGATTGTCAGATAGTCCTTGTGAATAAGCTTTTTCACGGAACCAGTCAAACATATCATTATCACCACCTTCAGGTAGTTCAAAACTATAACCATCTGCTTGTTCAGGTCGTCCCAACTTATTATAAAACCTATCCATTGTTTCAGGGTCAGCATCGACACCTGGTAGTTCTAAAACATTCTTATTACCGCCTGCAAGTTTCTCCAAGTTGCGGTAGCTTTCTAACATTGATGATGGGTTTTCCCATCCTTTATTGTCAACAAACGCTGACGAATCTTCATCAAATCCTGATCTCCAATCTGATCCAGTATTTTCTGTGACCACAGTAGTACCGTTATCAGTAGTACCGTTATCACCCGCTGGCACATCTGTATCACCAGTCAAAGCGGCAGTAGCATCATTCATCTCTATATTCCTCAGTTAATTGATATACATCATCCTCAGTTAGTTGAAGATGACTTAATATTCTCAAAAACACCTCACGTCTGCCTTCCATCAGGTAGGTGACATTAGGGTTGTTTACATCTGCCGTTGGGACTGTAGCCCGACAGAATCTACGAAGGTCAGCGAGAACTTTCTTACCTTCTGGGTTATCAAATGTTCTAATATACGCAGAACGTCTGAATCTTAAAAATGGATTTAAAATACTCATGCTTTAGCTTGACCTAATGATTGAGCCTGAGCAATGTCTTTAATCGCACCAGCTACAGGTTTAGCAGCACTGACTAAGTCAGCAGTTTGTTGTTGCCTTGCCCTATTTTGTCGAATACTTGCAATTTCATCCGCTTGACGTAGCACAGGCATTGGTACACCTGATACCTCAGCAGTTAGTTGAGCGAGCGCATCTGGGTCAAAAATATCCATAACGTCAGGGTTAAACTGAGCAAACGGTGTCAATAGCTCCATTGTACGTTGTACACCTACTAGTTCTTCTGCTCGTTGCATCCGACTCATAGGTGATTCATAAGTGATTTCATACTGACCCTCTGCTTCTATCAGTGCTTGAGGTAATGGTGGCAATACATTGTGTTGCATTAATAAATCTATTTCACGTTCAATCTGTGGACCCAATGCCTCAGATTGTTGACGACCCATAGTAGGCGTTAGCAACATGCCTTTTTCTTGACTACGGATGAGTGCTTCTGTTGCAGTCATCCGTGGTGTTTCAACTAATATCTGGAACAGTGTTACAAGAAACGCATTGTCGATACTTCCTCGACGTTGCTCCATCTTCTGTTCATTGATGTCAACCCTAGCACCTGTTTGTAGTGGTTGAATCAATTGACGACCATCACGATTCACACCGCCGAAGTTTAACCCACCTGGCGTCAAGTTTACACTCATGCCACCATTACCCATTATACCATCATCATGTAACAATAGAGGCGGGTCGATTAACTTGTGGACTGCACGTATGTCAGTCTTACTCATTTCGTTCAACATCTTGATGTCAGGGAGTGCCATCATCGCTGGACCACGACCATATACTTCATCGGGTGCAGTTACATATCTACTTATACTGTACGGGAATGTACCATAACCTGAATTCTCACCGACTTGTTCCTTGTCGTCTTTTGAGATATATACCGATTCCCACGGCTTACCGCGAACATCTTCACGCGAGTCATCGAAATCTAACCGTGGTTTGACTATATGAATAAACGGAAACTCTTTATCAATCTTTTTAGGGTCTTTTAGTGCTTTAGCAATCTTTTCGGGAAGGTTGTCTGCACCCCATCGTTGTGCAGCTTGTCGTGCAGTATATTCAAACCGTCTAAATACAGTGTCAACCATGCCTTGATGATTCTCCATCAGGAACACGTCTTTCAAGTTGACTGACTTATAGCGAAGCCCTACACCTGGCTCAAAGTCAATGAACAACACACCTGTACCAAACGCACCCATGCTTATCCATCGTTCACTGTTTTGACCTGAGAAGTTAGCTTTAGGTGAATACCGTGCGCCACGTAGTATTTTATTAACTTGATAGAACCAATCACGAACTTCGCGATCTTCATTCAAACTGTCTATTGTCGCTCGAAGCCCATGCCATTCTGATTGTCGAGGTGTCAACATACTGTCCATGACCGCAGCAAATCTATCCAGTGCAATCATAGGTCGTGAGTCAAACACCTTCTGTGTTTTCTTCTCACCTTTAGTACGCTCTCCAACAAACCCCATGTGTCTAGGAAGAACCCGTTCGGCTATCTCTTCCCAGTGAATTTCCCACGTACCTCGCTCACTTTCTAATTTATCAAAGCGGTCAATCAACCCTTTTATGTCAGGCACGGTATTCTCCTTACCCTAATAATTTTCTAGTACCGATAGTCGCATCTGATGTAACACCTCGCCCACCTGTCAACATTGTCGATGCTCGACCAACACCATGCTGTCTGCGTCGTTCAGCCTCGCTTGCCGCCTGTACACTCGCTGTATCAACTGTTGGTGGTGCTTTAGGTGGAACATAGGCTTGAGGTCCANNANNNNCACCACCACCACCNAGCAATTTCCCTACAACATGACTCATGACATCACCCTCTTAATAAATTTAAGTAATATTATTCTACATTGAGTATACATCATAGTCCACTATCGCGTTACGATTGTTCAGTCTACTTCTGCGTTTATTGACATTCATGTCTACTCGTCCTATCGGTTGAGCGAAGGTCATCGCAAGTGCATCAGCATCGTCTGGACTCGCAAGCCCTCTACGTTTCATCTTATCTTTAGGTTCTAGTTTGATTTGCCCTTTAGTGTGCAAGTCGTACTCTGGACCCGTGAGGTCGTCCATTAGGTCTTGACTGTCATCTATCGCACCATACACTAACCAGTCGCGCATCTCGCCCCACATCTCTGCTCGTTTATTGAGGTACTTGTCTGGGTCACTCGCCTTACCCCCACTGTCTACTTCAATAACACGAAACCCCAACTGCTTTAATCTGTCAACAACACCACCACCTACACCGCCTCCATCAACAAACACAGCATGTGGATTGTACTCAGCAATCAGATCAGCACACTCCTCAGCCAACCCCATCGTATCCAACCCGCGATATTGTTTAGCAGGTATTGACCTCGCGTCCCGTCCTTTCCTGAACCTAACTACACTACTGTCATCACCGAACCGAGCCACGTCCACCGCCATCAATAGCGATGACCCATCATCCTGTTCTATATCCCGTGTAGCCGCATCTTGTGCAACCTCTCGACTAATGAACTGATTACTCCCCGTTCTAGGAAACTCACCCTTCACCTCTACACGGGTTACATCGTGGTCTTCACCATACTTGTCAGCGATACGTTGATACACTGACGGGTCAATCCCCTCCACTGTCCGACTATCTATATATCGACTGTCCCAGTATTCAGCATCTTTATGGAAGCACTCAAAGAACCGACCTGTGTTCCTACGCGGGTTACTTATCGCAACCCACAGTCTCAACTCAGCAAGGTCTGTAAAAAACCCCTCAGTAACACTCCATATCGGGTCACTGATACCCGATGCTTCATCATACTGCACCATCATCGCAACCTGACTATGCGCCCCAGCAAACGCATCAGGATTCTCCTCACTCCACGATTGAGCATCACTATAATAATACTGCGTGTCCATGTTTAACTGTTCATTCAACAATTTCGAGAACCACTTGCTGGGTCGTAATGACATTGATGACTTCTCGAACCAATGTCGATTTATCAACATCCCATGCCATTTACCTAACTCCGCCATCGTTCTTGAACGTAACTGTGTCTCCGTGTTAGCTGTTACAATGTTAGTTCCACCTATCCAGCAGGACATTAACCAACACGACAACATTGCAAGAAACGCACTCTTACCTGGACCACGACCAGAAGATATTGCTAAGTATACAGGGATAGGGTTCATCCCCATACTTGTACGAAATTGGTTCTCTTCACACGACTTCTTGAGCCGTTGGAACTCTTCAACCTGCCATGTACGTGGACCACTAAACTTCTCCAACGGTGTATTCTTCACACCCCACGGAAAGGCATACAACACAAACCCCTCAGGGTCATACTTATATTGAAGGACACTCTCAATCAATTCTTGTTCTTTGTTCGATGGTTTACTAGCCATTAGCAACATCCTGTTCTATTAACACAGGCTTCCTTAACTCTATTACACGCTGCTTCGCGTTCTGCATCGCCTCACTAATATTAACAGTTACTGTTTGTTCTACTTGTTTGATGTCACCGTATCGCCCCCTGTTCCTAGCACCCACTATCCATTTTATAGTATTAACACGTAATGTTGACCGTTGAACATCTTCTAACCCATCGTTACCAGCCGCTATCTTTTCTGCCAGTGCTACAAGATATTCAGTACCAATCTCCTGAGCTTCATAATACAGCTGTTTTCGTTCTGGGTTCTTCATTATCCATCGAGTGAGCCTACCTACATCGGGTGGCATGGTTGGGTCATCTTTACACATGGATGCTAACGATTCACCCTCTGATACACGGCGAAGGATTTCCTCCCATGTCCACTCCGTATATAAAGAGGTTGTATCAACTTTGGGTGGTTGTAACCAAGCAGGAACACCTGTCATTGTAATTAACCTTTCTAATGGTTGACGTTTACGTTTGATAGCCATATACATGAGTTTACAACAATCTACAATATTTTTAAAATTTTTATTTTTTATTTTTTTATTTTTTATTTTTCAGATGATTATCTGAGTCAGTGCTGGAATGAGGGAATAGAGGGTGTTTGTTCCATTGGATAAAATATTTTAAAATTTTTATTCGTAGTTGCTTTGGGACCACCCCTCCCACTCACCAACGCGCGCAGTGGGGTGGGTGGGGGTCAATCAGGGCATCAGTGGATCAGGGAATAATTGAACCCTGCACCCTGCCTCCACTCATCAATTGAAGGTTTTCTTGCTGCAGAATATCACTCACCCATTGGATAATTGTATCAATATTATAATGCTATCCATTGGGTGATTGATAAAGTGGCATGGTCTTTGCTTTCGCATGAGTTATCAGATAAATTAGACCATGTACCTGTACCCATGTCCATTGGGTCGTGTGCGCATTGGGTACAGAATATTCTACTACGTGGTGAAAATGCCCCATTGTATAATTACA